ATGAACATCATAATTTTTGAGTCTATCGAATACAACTCTTTTCGACCACTCAAGACTTTGATAATCAATTGACTTGCGACTATCAAAAGCATCACCCATATGAATAACGGTATCAATTCCTTCTGCCTCTAAAGTAGGAAAGAATACATCATCATAAAACTTCTCAAAATAATCATGAAGATGCTTAGAACCCTTACGTGCTCCATAATGGGTATCAGTAATAATCGCAATTTTCATCTATTAGTCTTATACTGAATGTTATCCTTGATCGTATTATACTCCGAACTACTACCAGAAAGCAAGCTATCGTCAACCATCATAACTTCATCAAATCCAGTTCGCTCAATAATTTTAGTTTTAATATCAAGTTGTTTCTTTTCTTTCTGAATACGACGCAAAAAAGCGTAATGAATTATCTGTGTAAAGTAAGCAAATGGATTCTTAGATTTTTCTGGATCAAAATTATGAATATATTGAACACAATTTTCAATGCCATCAGAAATCATGTCCTCACGAAACATGTAGTTGACAAAATTAGGTTTGTAGGATAAATGTGTTGCAATCTTAAGAAAACACTCTCCAAGATAGTTCGTAATTGGTGGTTTCCCATCCCAATGTTTTGATCTATCTTGCTTTAAAGGAGTTCTTCCATTTCTTTCAAAAAAATCTTTTTCTACTTTTGACCTGTATACAATTAAAGCTTCAAGTAACTCTTTGTTATTAACGTAATGTTCTGTCTGTTTCTTAGGCATGGCATTGTATTTTTAAAATATAAGTTATAGTAATTATAACATACTATTAGGACTTGACAACATGATGAATCATGAGTAGAATACCTTTGTTAGGTTTGAAGAGACAGCTATGTCTATAGCTACTTTAAGTCTTTTAGATCTGGATCAGCAGGTGGTATTTTAAAAATATTCTCCAACTGTTCTCTTGCATCTTCAACAGAATTGAGATATCCCATCTTTTCTGAAATATTGACTTTACTTGATGGACTTTTCAATAGAGAACTTATCTCACCATCTTCACTACTTAAGTATCTATTGTAAATTTCAATAACTTTTTCATCTTTAGTCTCAGTCATAGTGATAATTCTGTCATATCTAATTACAAAAATATCTTCAGTAGAGAGTTCTATCCATGGTTTAATTTTTATTAAAGAATTACCATGACTGTTAAAAGTTTTCATTACTACTGGATTTTGCATTATGACAACTGAATTATCATCACTTTTCTCAATAGATACTAATGAAAATATTTCTTCGCCTGAAATAAGTTTTATGATTGCGTAAAACTCTTCTTCCATATTAGTTTTTAAGCGGTATGTTTACAATTTCATAGTTAAAGTTTTCTTCACTATAAACTTTAATTCTTTCTATTAAGTGATTGAGTGTATAGTTTTTTCTAGAATTATATGTTATATCGTCGGCAATATCATATAAAGTTGCCTTTGTTTTGTTACTACCTTTTCTGAGAACCCGACCAATAGATTGTAAATTTCGTATCCTAGATTTAGATGGAGAAGCAAAAATTACATTGTGCAAGTTCTTAATGTTGATTCCTGTGCTGAATGTTCCATATGAAGCAACAATAATTGCATTATTTTCCTGTTCAGTAATCTCCCTTACTTTTTCTCTATCTTTTGTATCTACTCCGCCATGGACAAAAAATACATGCCTTGAGTCAACAGTATTATTATTTATCATATGATATAAAGGTTCACCATGCCCCTCAACTCTAGCAAAAAGAATAAGAGTATTTCCTTTAAGATCTAAAGCAAGATTTCTGATAAATTTATTTCTTTTTTCGTGATTGATAATATATTGAACTTCTTCTTCAAAGTTTTCAAATTTATGTGCTGGATGTTTCAATAGAAGAACATTGATATCTAGTTTGGCAACATGCCCCTTTTCCATTAACTCTTCAGTTCGAATAATTTTGTATGATGGACCGAATAAACCTTCCAAAACCCACTTGTGTGTTTGAGTTCCATCAAGTGTACCTGTAAAACCATAACGATATTTTGCATCACCAAGTTTTGACATTATAGATATTAATGACTTACTTTTGAACTGGTGTGCCTCATCCCCAACAACTACGTTAAATCGTTCAAAATATTTTCGGGGGAGTTTGTAGATGGACTGCCAGGTAGTAATAATAACCTGAGAATCTGTTTCTCTTTCTCTACCAGCATATATCTTGTGGCAATATGAACCTACATCCCAACCATAGTCTGCAAAATCTTTATACATCTGTTCTACTAGCGAAGTCGTCGGAACAACTATCAGAGTATTTCGTCCGCGCTCAACGTGATATCTCACAATCGAATATATCATCAGAGACTTTCCAGAAGCAGTTGGGGATATCAACAACTTTCTATTATGCTTTAAGGCATCGTATACGCCTTCGACCTGATAATCTCTAGGTGGATATTTACTAACAGATGATATGTAATCTTTAACACCTTCCTTGCAGATGTTTGAATTAGATTCAAAAGGAAGACCATAATATTTACTATCTACAAATTCATATGTATATCTGTGATCATCACAAAATTTTGTAACTCTATCCAATAACCCAACATATACTTCTCCAGTTTGGGTATTGAATAACCTAATTTTTCCATCCCAATACTTATTACGATACTGGGGCATAAATTTTGCACCAGGTACTTCAAATGTAAATTGATCTGCTAATTCATAATAAACATGAGGTTCTGCTTCAACCTTTAAATATACTTCATTCTTTTTTGATATAATCAAATGAGACATAAGACAAAAGTTTCACTTAAATGTATTTATTACATCTCTCGAAACTTATAGTCTAGTATCATTCTGTAAAGATTGTCTCTCAAAGACCACAATTGCTCTTGTTCTTCTGCAGGTCTTTGTGGATAACCTTCCCAAGTCTCTAATCTTTTTTTTACGCACTCATACATTAAGTAAATATCTTCTATACTAAGACCAATCATATAGTCGGGTTCTTCACTACCCTGCAACCATTCATGATCTTCGTGTTCGTCTTCGTAAAAACTGCCCATTAATTGAAACCTGCTTGAAATTTATTCCAATCAATAGCATTCTTAATTTGAAAAGTTCTATTGGAAATTGTTTTAATAATTTCTTCAAGAAACTTAAGCATTACATCATAATATCTAATTTTAAGATCTATTATATTTAATTTTTCATCTGCCTCTAGATATCTCTGGATGGCATCCTTTTCTCTAACTTTATATGGAAAAGGTTCTTCGACATATACTTCTGCTGGTGCTTTACCTGTATAGTAGTTATACCTCTCCAATTTAACACGATTAAAACTATCCTTTGCTTTTTCGCGAAGGAGTGTGGTTGTATTATATACCGTATAATACTTTGAATGTAATTGTGGAATTTTTAATGACTCATTATGTAGATTATCAGGATCTATAACAGAATCTTTCTGCCACATTTCCTGAATTTTTTCAAGGTTCATAGAGGTTCGCCTTTAGGATCTAAGATATTATATACAGTATACTTGAATGATGCCTGTGCTGTAAAGTAGTTTACATCATTATCAGTTGCATTGAATTCTAAAGAAGACAAAGATACTGGAAACAAATCTTGAAATTTGACTATAGCAATGTTTTTGTAACTACTATTTAAGATATGCAGAGATCCATCACAAAAGCGAAGTTTTTCATCTAATTTACCAGTATTTGAATCTGTTATCAAATTTGTATATTGATTATAATTTTCTGGCACACCCAAACCAATAATCCAATTATGGAGTATCATATAGTTGGATAGATTTTCATCAACTAAAAAATTGATGGTAAAATCTTCATAAGAAACTTCATCTCCAGGAATATCTAAAATTCTAAATGTAGTTCCTTGAAGGGCAGTTCCAAGTGAAATACTTGGAACATTTGCAGAATTTGAAAAGAAATCAACTTTTTCTTTAGTTGATAAAGTAAATTTAAATCCAATAGGAGACAAATAATTCCTATTTTGGATTTGACTATCATAAAAACTTGCCATTATCAAGCATCAGTAATGATACTATACCATTCATCACTCATACCACTAATAATTTTATTAGCACTATCTTTATCTGATGCATAATTTTCTTCAATAAGATGTGCAACTACTTTTTCGTAGTGCTCATGAATTTTTTTTGCTTCTCTAGGAGTTGGTTTCATTTTTCGCTCTTAGGTATGTTCTATTTATTCTTTGATAACGGTAGCATTCTTAAAACCACCATTAGTTCCATCTGGATTTGGAAGCATATCATCCGCACTTGCTTTTGATGTATAGATCTTTCTTTCCGAATAATCATCAGACCATTGATCACCATCAACATGATAAACTTCGTTAGATGGCATTAATGCACTTGATTTTTTAATGTGATAATTCGCCATTTTTTTAGTTTTTAAATATTTAGACAAAAAAAGGGATCCCGAAGGATCCCCTGAAAAAGAGTTGTAATCCAATGGATCACATAAGGTTCTGAACCTGGACTCTTCTGTAGTAACGGTTAGAGTTAACCTTGAGGCGACCTTGACCTGCTGTGGTTCCTTCTGCGAAGGGATTAGCAACCAAACCGTAACGGGTCTTGAAGCCAATCTTGGGCTGGAAGGTGTTCTCTCCAACTGCACGAACCATCTGAAGGGGAACGTATGGGCAGTAGAACAGACCTGCGTCATAAGGTGAAGAACCCTTATAACCGACAACGTAGTACTGGTTAGCAGCAACGTTTGCAGAATAAGGATCGATATAGACCTTATACTTACCTTGCAGAATACCGGCGAAGGTATTACCAGTGTCATCAACGTTAAGGTTAGCGTTGAGTGCGGGGGTGTAATCAAGCACACCAGCCATGGTCAGTGCGGAAGCAACGTCTGCGGAACACAGAATCATGTTGCCTTTCCCTCTACGAGTTCTTTGTGCGATTGCGTTGGCATCGCGCTCGATTTGGAAAATAAGTCCTTTGAACTTCTCAACACTCCAACGTCCGTTGGAATCAACGTCAAGGTCAAACTTACCAGCGTTAGCAACGTTTGCTTGTGCGCCAGATTCTGCTGCCTTATAGATCGTTCTGATAACTTCGCGGTTGATCTCTGCAAGAATCTCAGTAGAGAGAATGTTTGCAAGTTCTGCTTCAGCGTTCAGACCGTGGATAGCGCGAAGATCCTGTGCAAGCTCAAGGCTGTATTCTGCCTTCAGTGCTCTGGACTTAGCGGTTACGGTGACCTTCTCAATCGAGAAAGCCATCTGGTTGAAGTGGTTGCTGCCTTCGCCAAGTCCTTCAGCGTCCTCAGTATCCATACCCTGACCAACTCTATAAGCGAGTTGAGTAGAGTTAGCATCTGGGCTAAGAAGACCTGGATTAGTACCAGACTGTGCGGTTGTACCGAAACCAACGGAAGAACCATCAGAACCAGAAACATAACCTGAACCTTGCTCTGCTTCTGTAGCAGAAGAATCGGATCCAGAGAATGCAGAATCTACTTCGTCGAAGAATGCTTCGGAACCAGTTTGATTCTTGTAACGTGAACGCATCGCAAAGATGAGTCCAGTAGGACCGTTCATTGGTTGAACGCCTGCAAGGTCATATGCGACCAAGTTAGGCATAGAACGGCGGATAAGGCTGATCAATACGGGATCAAAACCTTGGGTAGCGCCTGATGCGCCAGCGGAGAAACCTGCAGTTGCTCCAGAAGAACCAGTTGAGTTTACGGGTGACTCAGAAAGGAATGACTGCTCTTCGCGGGTCTCTCTTTCTTGGTTCTCTAACAGGATAGCGGTAACAGCTCTACGATGAGAATCCTTAATAGGATCCATTCCATCATAGTCAAGTACTGGTGCCCACTTCTCCTGCAGTTGTTCAGAATTGAACATTTGCATTTGAATTTACCTCTTTAAAAAGTTTAGTTTGATTTAATTATCATTTAAAAGTCAATTTTTAGCGACTCTGCTGAGTGTTTGAAGGTATGCTTCCATAATGGAACCAACTTCAGGTGCAGCGGTAGTAGTCTGCTCTTGAGACGATTCTACAACCGTTTCAGCAGCTTCTCTTTGAGAACTAGTTGCGGATTCTGAGAAATATGAATTTCTTAGAGTAACTAGTTTCTCACGATAGGTCTCTTCACTATCAAACTCAACATTTTCAGCAAGGGAAGCAAGCTTCTCTTTCTGAGTGACTGCAAGTCCTTCAGCAACTTCTGCAAAAATTACATCAGCGGAGGATTCTGCTAATCTACGATTCAAACCGATGTTCTTCTCGATCTGCTCGTTGAGTTTAGACTCCATTTCATCTAGTTTATCTACCATGCTTTCGATTACATCATATTTTTCTTCAGGGATAGATACATAATGTTCTTCAAAAAGACTCTTCATTCCATTGAGGAATGATTCGGTCATTTCGGTCTTGAGACCGTGCTCGATTGCAAGTTTGTTTTCTTCCAACCA